CTGCGCGGAACCATCGCTGGCGTCGCTGATGATGGAGACAATGCGGCCTGCCCACTCGTTGGCCGTCCAGCCGGCAGCGGTAATCGTGATCGACGCTGTCCCGACCGATCCGATCTGCAGACCGGCCACGCCGGAGTGCTTCAGCCGGTAAACCAGCATCCGCACCCGGCTGATGGCGCTCGACGGGAGGGTGTAATTCCGCACCGCGGCGAGGTTCGTCAGGGTGAACGAAGCCGGTGCGCCGGAGGCGGCGATCTGGCGGCACAGTGCGCCGTAGTTGGTCGAAGCGAAGACCCAGTAGCCGGTCACGCCCGCCGGCCAGGTGATCCCGCCGACGGTGATCTGGTTCGTGTTCCCTGGGCCCACGCGGACCGTTACCGGGGAGGAGGGCGAGGTCATCTTGCCCGACGCGTCGATTCCATAGAAGACGATGGTCACGTAGCTGTTGGCGGGGATCGTTCCGCCCACGGTGCCCGTCGAGTAGGACGTGGCAACCGGCGAGGCGTCGGTGTAGAAGCTCGTCACCGGGGCCGCGCCGCTGACCTCAAGCTTCGCCAGCGTCCCGACATCGGCCAGATCCTCGTACACCAGGCGCAGGCCGAAGAACTTCTCGCCCACGCTGTACAGCGGGTTGCCGGCGAGCGGTGTTTCGACGTTGCCGCCCCAGGGTGGAACCGGGAGCTTCGAGAAGCCGATCTCTGCCGGCACGGGCGCCGCGGCAACATCCGCAGGTTTCGGGCCCACCGCCAGGTCGTACATCTCGTCGGTGGTGGTCCGTCCGGAGACATCAATCGAGTAATCTCCGTTCAGCCGCCAGCCCGAGACGCGGAACTCCCCCACACCATCCGGCATGTCGGGATGGGTCATCGAGCAGACCATGCCGGGTTCGACATTCAAAGCCAGCACCGTCGTGCGGAACGAGAGCCACCGGGCCTTGCGCTGCTGGGTCAGGTTGTAGCCGCCCAACTCCTCGCGCAGCCGGGTTGTGATAACTCGCGCCGCCTGCGACTTCGAGGGGCAGCCGACCAGATTCATCTCGCTTTTGAGAAACACCGGAGCCGTGGCCCCGCCGATCAACTGCGCCTGGTCGATGTCATAGAGCGTGACCGTATTCCGGATGAACTCGAACTCCTCATCCGCGAAGTTCGCGGTCAGGTGATTAAACGTAGGGCGAATCGGCTTGAGCTTCAGGCTGGCGAAAAGAATATTTCCCACACTGAAGGCCTCAGTGACGCTCGAGTTGCTGCGGATTCCCACCTTTAGCCGACCGAAGGCGAAGGTATAGTAGCCGAGCGCGGTCATGAGGATCTCCTGGATCCAGTCGCGGAGCGGCTTCTCTTCCTGGAGAATCCCATTGAACCGGAACTGCGTCTCGGTTCCCGCGCCGATGACCTTCGTAACACTGGCATCGCAGATCGCGGCCGCCGCGATCGCCGCTGAAACGTCGAAGTACTGCTCGCACTCGGCCACCGTCGAGAACCGCAAGCCACGCGCGCGGACCAGACAGTTGATGGCAATCCAGACCGGATTGGTAAGTAACTGCTGGGCGCGGATTCCGGGGGCACTCCAGACCCAACCGGACAGCCCCTGCGACACCGACACCTGCATCTGGTGCTGCGTGAGGGCTGTTGGCTGGATCCCTTTCTGGTCTGTCCGGCGGATTTCCGCAAACGCCGTCCCGGCAGCAAAGATCGATGGTGGTGCCGCGCCCGTTTCGGTCAGTACGAACTGGTCACTGCTGCCGGCCGGGTCCGTGCCAAGACCAGTGCGCAGCCCCAGTGGCGCGGGTCCATGAGGGGGCTGGTTATCGAGCAACTGCTTCAGCGGGTCGGGATCAAAAGCCCCCAGCGGTCCCTCGCCGACGACTCCCAGCGCGTCGTAGAACTCCCCTTCATCACGCCCGGCGATGATCTTGGCGGCCACGGGAATGGAAACGTTCGTGTAGATCTCGGGCACGGTCTGGCTGTAGGCCGAGTCGCCGATGATACTCGTCGCCGTGATCGCGCGGCGGCCGTTGGCGTTGTCCCGGATGCGGACGCCCTGGGGCGAAGCGACGATGCCCCCGAAGTACCGCTGCATGCCGTGGGAGGCGCAGCCGTTGGCGGTATCGAGACCCTTGTCGCAGGATGCCGGGTTGCCGCCGGCACCGGCTGTCGCATAAGGACAGGCCGGGCCGTTGAACACTTTCCAGCAGCCGCGATCCACCCGGCGCGTCGGATACGGCAGCGTCAGTTCGTAGATCCCGTCGGTCGCGCGCACCGGAAACTCGGGACCGGCGTCGAGGTCCCAGTCGACGATTTCGCCGCGCCAGAGGTCCAGCTTGATGCCCTGGCCCACGTGGAAGAGGGCGAACTCGATGGTGGCTCGCCAAAGATCGACGGCGTTCGCAAGATCTCGCATCACCCGGTCAGCGTTTCCGAAGACGAAGCTTGCGTCATCAGCGTCGTTGCCGAGCGATTGCGAAATGCTCGACCAGATGAGAAGGCGAGCCTGATAAAGCTGTCCACCCACGGTGCATCGCCGGTCGGAGACGTAGATCGCTGGATACCCGGTCGCTCGGGCCTGAATCTTGACCAGCGGAATGAGTTCCTGAACCTGGGATAGCAGTGCCGCAGGAAGTCCCGCTGCAGGAAAACGCGTTTGCGTTGAGTTCAGTGTGTAGGTCGGCGTGGTCGATGGAATCTCGACGAGGACGACGCCGACGGAGGTCACAGCGTTCGACAGATGGTCAAACGTCAGCGGCGCGTTCTCAAACCGGCAGGTGGTGGCGGTGGTAGTGCCGTCCGGATTCGGCACCTGAAACGTGAAGGCACCGTACGGCCCACTCATCGCCTCCCAGAAGTCACGCAGCGCCTCGCGCTCGATCCGGCTCATGGTGCGCCGGACCACGAAACGCCGTGCGCCGGTGCCCAGATAGAAACGCTGCTCGATCTTCGCGTTCGCAGATCCGAACTGGTGCGTGACCACCGCCGGGCTCACAGTCTGAACGAATGGGTATTCAGCGAGGATCGGGAACGTACCCGATGGCGTAATCTCGGGAACGGTGGTGGTGCCAAGAATGTCGGGCATTAGTTCACCTCCACGAGCTGGATCTGGATGTCGGTTCGCGCCATTCCCATTGACTGCTGCCACTCCCCGTCAAAACGAACGGTGACTCTTCCCGCCGTGCTGGCCCCGGTGGGATCGTAGTTTGAGCCGATGGGCACAACCGCGAACGGATCGTAGTAATAGAAGGGCTCGGTCCCGCCGCGCCGGGCCAGGTAGAAGGACCGCAGGGCCGCGAGTGCGGAGGCGGACAACCGGGCAGCGAGGACCCACTTCCGGCGACTGCTCGACACCTGAAGCGCCCGTTGGGACTCGCCGTTCCGATACTCGTTGCCCTGCACCGCGATCTCGCGGGTCTGCTGAAAAGCCGTGCAGAGCATCTGCGGAAGCACGGTCAGGGGGACGGCATTCGCGATATTTCCTGGCATGGGCTTATGAACTGGTCGAGAAGCGTGTATATACAGTGCGGGTATATACTGAAGGCGTGGATGGTCACTTGTCCGGGTTCGATTGGGATGAACATAACGTCGCCCACATCGCAGAGCACGATGTCAGCCCGGAAGAGGTCGAGTACGTTGCAACACATCAACATTTGCGGTTTCCCGCTTCAACCAAGGGCGAAGAACTTCGATGGAAACTTTTTGGAATAACTCCCCATGGGAGATACCTAGTGGTGATTTTTACCATCCGTGATGGCCGTTTTCGAACTGTGACTGCTTACACCATGAATCAATCTGAAAGGAGAAAATATGGCCCGGAACTTGAAAGTTGAAGCTCCTGCAAAGACGGCAGTGGATGTTTCCTGGTACGCCTCCGAGGAAGGACGTCGGCAAACGGAACGAGAGTTTGCGAAAGCACTCCGCAAAGGTAGCGTTGTCCGATCTGCTGGGATGAATGTTCCGTTGACCGACGCCGCTGTTCTCGCTGAGTTGGTGGCAAAGGCAAAAGCAAGAGCGACGAAAGCAATTTCGATCCGTGTTTCTGTTGCAGATATCGAACGAGCACGAGAGCTGGCCGACCAGGAGGGAGTTGGCTATCAGACGATTTTGAAGCGGGCCATTCAGGAAGGTTTGAAAAAAGTATCCTAAGACGTCACGGTGCCAGGCGCAAGTTGCAGGCTGAGAAACTCACGGCGGCCGGCGCTGGATCGAGTTGCGCTCAGCACGGCAGACTGGGCCGCACGAGGGTTCTCCGCGATCGCCTGGACCGCCTCGCCGCGGAGCAGGTCTGTTGTGGCCGCGCCATCCAACCGAATCACGACCGAAAGCGGTGCGTTCTGCGCCGTTCCTGCCGCAATCACCCCACCGCCAATCAGCGGCATCGGTATGCCATTCGAAAAACCCGGTTGCTGGTAAAGTGAGCCGCCCGACTGGGTGAGGGTGAGCGACTGAGGCTGCGGCGGCATTCCGCCGACCTTTTGTCCGGTCATCTGCCCCCACAGTTGGATCAGTTCGCGAATCTGTGGGCTCTGGGCGGCGAGCATATAGTTGCCGCCGAAGGCCGACTGCGCGGTCTGCGCGACCTGCGCCAATACGCCCTTGTCCCAAACATCGACTCCGTAGGTGGAACGGATGGCTTCCCGGGCTTTCTGCTCCGGTGTCTTCCGCAGCATACTGATCAGGCCGATGCCGGCTCCAATGGCTGCCCCAATCGCAGCACCCATCGGGCCACCGATCGCGCCGATCTTGGCGCCCAGTGCTAGGCCCATGAGTAACCCACCGCCTGTCGTGAGGCCAAATTTCAAGGCTTTGTTCTCCGATTTGTAGCCGGCCATCATGAGCAACGGTCCAGCCAGCAACGCGGCCGTGGACGTACCGACACCCGCAAGAGCACCCTTGATGCCACCGATCCCGGCGGCCGTCGTGGCGGCACCACCACCCAGCGCGATCGATCCGGAGTTAAAGAACAAACTGCTGAGTGCTGCGAGGCCGCCTGCGGTCGACATCAGGCCCCCAGTGGCTCCCGTGGTGGCGGCGGGCGCGGCATTTCCAGCCACGGAGCCAACCGGGCCCGCGAAGCCGCCTGTGGCACCGGGGGCCCCAGGAAGCATCACGCCAGGCATCCCACCGGCCAGCGATCCGATGCCGCCGAAGCCCAGCATGCCCGCCAGGCCCGCCAAGCCACCACCCGTGCGCGCGCCGCCGAAGACCGGACTGCCTCCCAGTTGGCCACCACCACGCACAAACGTGACCTGCCCTAATCCAAACAACTGCATTAGTGACGCCGCCACACGGCTGGTGACAACCTCGCGAATGGCGGTGAGAACTGCCACCTTGAGCGCATTCCCGATAGCGGTAAAAACGTTCTGGCTCCGATTCAGAAGTGTGTCGAAGACTTTTTCCGCGCCACTCTTCAGCGACTCATACGCCCGCCGCTGCTGGTCGACGATCAGCTGCGCTGACGTGATGCTCAAGTCCTGGGCCCGCTTCTCCTGGGTCCGCTTGAACTCGTCATCCAGCCCATCGACGGTTGCGTAATACCGTTTCCAACTCGCCGTGCGAATGGCCGAGATCTGTTCGTCCGTGGCTCCATTGACCCGAAGACGTGCCTCAAGCATCAGCAACTCGCCATTGAACTCGAGTTCCAACATGCGCTTCTTGTGCTCCAGCAGTTTCTGATCTGCGGCCACTTCGATCGCAAACTTCTGCTGCTCCACGGCAATCTTCTGAGCGACAGTGACCGCCTGGATCCGTTCCAGGCTCTGTAACTGCATGTCCCGCGCATGGGTGATCGCGTCCTCGCTGCGGCGAAGCCGGTCCATGTCGGTGGACTGCGCAATCTGCAGCGCCTCACCGGAGAAGCCGAGACGAGTTGAAAACTGTTCTGCTCTGGGAGTCAGTACACGCTGCGCGTAGGCCTCGCGCTGCGCATCCATCTCTTCCGTCAACTGCTTCTGCCAACTGCCGAATACAAAGGGCCCCGGTTTCCCATCCGGCCCGGCGATGCGTCCACCAAAGAGCGCCAGCCTCTCGCGCTCAACTTCGATCGCCACGGATTGTCGGAGCAGCTTGACGGCCTCTCCGGCGCCGGCATCGCGTGCGGCCTTAAACGCCTCCGCGTATTCCGGCTCGATTTTGAAAAGGCCAATGGCGAGTTGCCGGCGGGTCTGTTCGAGCTTGGCCCGCGCACCATCGACAGCAGCTTTGATGGCCACCTCGTTGGCTTTGAGAAGATTCTGCTTGATCTCCTCGTCCTGTTTGGCGCCGGACCGCATCGTCTCACGCAGCAGGTCCGAGTACTCGGTGTCGCCGAGTGATCCGCGCGATGGAAGCTGCATGCCCCGGCGCCGCATGGATTCCTCCATCTTCCCGATCGCGAAGGACAAGTTTCGGTCAGCCTGTTGGCTCTTTGCCGCGTCGCTGTTCGAGGCGAACCCGATCTTGGCCCACACGCTGTCCTGGAGCCAGTTGGAAAAGTCCTTGAGTGGCCCGACGTTCTCCCGCAGCCACTCGCCCATCTTCCAGCCGGCGAAGGCGGCACCGACGACGGCGATAGCTTTGCCGAATTGCAATAAAGTTGCTTCACTCCCGATCAGCGCGCCGCTCATGCCGGTGAGCACGGCGACAACGACGGTCCGCAGGGTGGTGAAGGCTGCCGCCGCCCTGACCAGATTCGCAGGAACGAACGAAAAGACGCTCAGCAAACTGGGCAGTACAGTTAACGCTGCGGTGAGCGCAATGATCGCCGCCGTCGTATTGCGCACCGGTTCGGGCAGTTCGCGGAACGACTTCAGCGCCGGGGCCAAGTAGTCGATCATGCCGCGGAGCCCATCGACCGCCTTTCGCGCCGCAGGCGTGAAGGCTTCTCCCAACTCGACGGCGGCAAACTTCGCGGCATCTGCAAGCTTCGAGAACTGGGAGCCGATCACGTTACTCGTGGTCGAAGCGCCAAGACCGCCGAACTGCTTCTCCATGCCACGCAGAATCACCTGCAGCCCAACATTGGCATCCAGGCGCTGTTGTTCGGCAAGCTTCATGACGTCGCCGGGCGTGACGGGCTTCTTGGTCTGCCGGGATAATTCTTCGGCCAGATAGCGAGACGCTGCGATGCCAGCTTCTCCCAACTGCTTGTTGATCTCCTCTGCGTTGAGGCGCCCTTTCACTTTGATCTGGCCGATCGCCAGACCAATCTGGTTCAGCTTCTCGACCGTCCCACCGACACCAGCCGCAGAGTCAGCCACCGCCTTCACGGTGCGCAGCAATTCCTGCCCCTTGAAACCAAACGCGGAAAGCGAGGTGGTCAGGTTCTGCAGGTCCTGGAACTCGAAGGGCTGCTGGAGAGAAAGCGCCCGTAAGTCAGTGAGCGTCTTCCGCGCCGCCTCGGCCGATCCCGTCATCTGGGTCATCGTGATCTGTGTGCGTTGGAAGTCCGAGGTGAGTCGCAGTAGGCCGGCGCCAGCGCCACCGGTCACGAGCCCGAGCAACGCCGCTTTGGCGCGATCGAACTGCCGGGACATCTGTTCGACCTGCACGGAAACGCCGCGCAGGGAGCCCGTCGCCTGGGTTGAAGCCGACTGCGCTGCGCCGCCGATTTGGCGAATTCCCTGGTTCAGCGTGTTGATGGCCGCGCCGGCCTGGCCGGTCTGGAAATCGACCTGGACGTAGATGCGGTTCGTTGCCATTAAATGCGTCTATCTCCGAGCAGTTTGTTGAGAAGCGAGTCGCGGGTCGGCAGCCTCATGGAAACAAGTCGTTACCAACTAGTCGGCCCCACCGTAGTTGTCCTGCGCTGAAACTGGGGTTCAGTTAGCCAACAGCGGCGAGGCTTCGCTCTTTGAAACGAAGCGCCCATGGGAGCGCCGTGGCCGTGAGCGAGTCGATTTCGAGGTGTGCTGCCTCCGTGAGAGTTTAAGGCGAACTGGCGCAGAAGACCTTGGCGCAGATGTAATATTGATTTCGAAGGCATGATGAAAACTTTCTGCATCAGCGCTCCACCGTCCATTGACGAGATGTTTCGGCTCGTGCGGGACATGCGCGATGTCCTTGATGCGCTTAGCCACAAGGAAATACCCAACGACGAGTACACGGCTGACGATCTGCGGCTTTATTGCCGTTCTCTGGTCGATGGGCAGCGGGGGTCATTAGGTAGAACTGTTCCCGGCTCGTGGTCGGTGGCTGAGAATGATGACTTAATGCCGGTTGATGCCCGCGTAGATTTCGTGTTCGTCCCGACCTATATCGCTGTAGCGACTCTCACACGAGTCCTGCTCGAACATCCCGAGCTAGCGAAGTCAATACCTGCACTTCCACAGGCTCTACGCCGCGGGATGATTTTCGCTACACATAGGCGACTGGAAGGTCACGGATATGACGGAACCCGTGGAATGATCGAGGCATTGTCGATTTTCGCAGAGGGGCGGGTTGTTGAGTTCCTCTCCGAAAACGCAGACTTTTGCCCCAAACTCTTGTCTCTACTCCGTAGCCTGAAGCAAAATCTCGTCAGTCGCTTGTCCGCGGGTGAAATACACGGAGTTTGGGGTGAGAACTACGCAGAAGATTTTCTATCTGTTCTCGAGACACTTAGGCTCCTGTCAATTCCCGGGATGGAGGAGTCCATTAAAGCTGGATTGGAAGCGCCTCTCGACGAAACCAAAGGGGAAATTGAGTGGTGAACTGGACTATACGGTATACGAAACAGGCAGAGAAAGACGCCAAGGACCTCAATGCCTCCGGGTTGGCCGAAAAAGCAAAGAGACTCATCGATATCTTGGTCTGTGACCCTTACGAAAACCCTCCTACCTTCGAAAAGCTGGTCGGAAATCTATCGGGTGCATACTCCCGGCGAATAAATCTTCATAATCGCCTCATTTATCAGGTGATCAAGGAACATCGGATCGTAAAGGTGCTTCGAATGTTCACACACGAGTACCGTACCTGAGCGCTTTTCCCGCTGCCACTTCGAGCACATGAGTTGCCTCCTCGATGCTCAGTCCTTAGGCGGTCTCTCGTACGGAGATTTTGCCTAAGGGGACAATATCACTGGGCCCTTATCTGCGTCAAAAATGGTGCAAGCAACGGATTGCGATTGGTACATCTTCCCCAAGCCCCTGCCCATCTACTCTCTAGCGATCGCAGCAACTAAGAACGCCGGAGGCATGGCGACGGCAGTTTGGATCGCGTGTAGACTCACTGTTCGAGAGATGCCTCCGCGCGATAGGCCTCACGTTCCTCGTGGAGGGCGCGAAGCATCCGGAAGTCGTCATACGGCACGTGGTCGAGATCCACGGCGAATCGTGCCGAAACCGCGAAATCGAGGTCAACGATGTTGCGTAGCTGCGCGCCCATGGGCGACTCGAGCACGCCGTCGAGATACGCCAGTGGGCACTCCATGCACGGCGTTGCATCGTCCGGCGCACCCGGGCACATCCGTGCTCCCGGGCATAGCGTGTCCCGGCGGAACATCATCCGGAACACGCGCCGGGGCGTGGGCGAATCAGGTAACTCGCCCGCTGCTAAAAAACCTCGCTTCCGTCGACCTCGGTTTCGATGTAGTCGATCATGGCGCGCAGGGCGCGATCTTTGTGGAGGATCGGAATGGGCCCGTCGTAGCCTTCGGCGGATACGAAACAACGATCAAATAGTGCACTGGCCTCACTGAGCCGGCTGACCATCTGCGTGCGGCCATGCGGCAGCGAGATGAGCTGAAACGCCCGTTTCCGGTATTCCAGCATTGCTTTGGTGGTCGGTGCCTTCAGTCGGATTACCACCTCTTGCGCGTGGATCGTCGCTTCGATGGTGTAGACGTCGCCCTCCTGCCGGCAATCGCGGATTTCGAAGGCGCCGAGCAGTTCGATGATGCGCCCAGCCTCCACGGCATCCAGATCCGGAGCGCCGTCGATGCGCACCGCGTTGTACAGCGCGTGATCGGCCTTGGCGTTGTCCACCTCGGTTTCTGATTTCCCGCGGCCGAGATTCTTGAAGATCGTTCGGCATCCGGCCGCATGGCGCGTCCATTCTTCGTCTGTCGGGAAGCGGACCACGACGGCGGCGGGACCACTGTCCAGCCGAAGGGAAAAGGCAAACTCGTTGTCGATGCTGAATGGTTGATTCATGAAAGTCCTGTTGGCGCCTTACGCGAGAATGTTGTCCTGGTTGGTGGTAACGGCGGCCGTCAGCAGCCCGTTGGTCGTATGCCAGAGCGGCTGCACCGTAACCTCGACGGTCACGATCCCATCGGCATCGTTCACGACAGCAGTGGCAAACCGCACCCGATGCCAGGTGACCGTGCATCCGTGATATGTCGAGCCGCTGATCAGCGCACCCTGCAGCGACCAGGTGATCGTCCCCTCGGTCTGCGCGTAGAGGTCGGTGAGTTCCGTCGAACCCGTATCGAACCGCGCCTGAAACTTGAAGCCCGGCATGCGATCTCCAAACTCCATCCGGCCGCGGATCGCGGCGCCCGTGTCGGTGCCAGACCCGGGATAGAACCCGGTCTGCTCCCGCACCGAGTTGTTCCAGGTCTGCTCCAGCATCACGAAGTTCCGGTTCGTCACGTAGTTGACGCCGTTGATGGTGATGGCGGCGGAAGCTGAGTTGAGAAACTCCTCGCTGACGGCCGAAGGAATCGTGATCGTCGAGGGCCGAACCACTTTGCCGGACCCGATAAAGTTCGCGGTCACCTTTGCATTTGCGCGGCCCGGTCCAGACGCGAGTGTGACGGCAAACTCGGAAAGCACGCAGCCGACCGCGGCCCGGTCTAGCAACGGTGTTGCACCCTGACGAATTGCCTCGACGTAGGTGAACGCCTTCATGTCGATGCCGTCAGCCACCGGATCCTGCGGAACGCAGGTGTAGGTGTAGGCACCGGCCACCGGCGCCGTCTTCGTGGTCTTACCCAAGCCGAAGCAGAAGACCCAGGCCAAGAACTGGCTCGAAATGTACTTCTCAAACGAACCGGTCACGTTCCAGTGACTCTTGTAGTTGTTGAGGGCAAACTCGTTCCCTTTGCCGATCTCGGTGGCGTCGTTTTCCGTCGCCATGTCAACGACCGAGAGAGCGGCGTTCAGTTTGGTGAACGACCAGCAGTCGGCGGCCGTCAATGGGGTCTGTAGAGCCGTCTGCTTCTTGTAGCTGACCCCGATTCGGGTTTCCCGGATATTCGCTGACATTACTGTGCCTCCTCAGTAGCCCTGCTCTCGGCGGGGTATTCGGCAACGGTGTCATCGCTGGCCGGAAACACCTGGCTATACCCGGCGGCCATCTTCCGGCTGATCTCCTCGATGGTGGCCGGTACCTTCTCCGCAATGCGGCCCGGCAGCCCCATCCACACGTAGTCGCGCAAGTGCTGCTGCATTCGCGTCAATCCCCCGTCTCCTCGATCTGTACTTTCAGTTCAAAGTGGTCGATCGCATCGCCATCGGTGACCCGCTCGATCGACTGAAATTCCGGCGGCAGTGTGCCGGCCAGTAGGGGTGAATGCCGCAGCTTCAGCCCCGCATTACTGGCCGGCGTGCCGTCGACGATCCCGTTGACCAGCGGCAGGACCGGTCGGTCCTTGGCGGCCTTCACGTAGATCGAAAACGTATGAGCCCACGCATTCATGGGCTCGGCAGTGTTCACATTGGTCGAGACCCAGGCAACGAGGATCCGACCCGGACTCATCTCGTAGACCGCCCGGGCGAGGGATATCGCAGTGGGAAACGTGTCGGCGTAGAAAGAAACGTTGTCCGGAAACACGACCTCGTCGCGTACGTCCGGAATGTCTGCAATCTTGGCGGCCAGCGCCATCCCCAGCTGGGTTAAGTCAACCAATCGGAATCACCGCTTTCTTCACCAAATCTCGGTACTGCTTCCGCGTCTCATCCAGCACGTCGGCAACGTTACGGCCTTCCCAGCCGAACATCTGCGAGGTGCCCAGCGTGCTGGTGATGCCTTTCTTCTTGCGCTGTTGCTGCTGCCCCTGAGTGAGCTTTAAGCGCGCCATCCGCGTCGTCGCGTCGGCCCGGATCACGTTGTCGGCCGCCCGGCGCAGCGTGTAGTTCTGCATCGAGACGCCACTCAGAGACAAGTCGCGAATCGGCCGGTTCGTACCGATTCCGCGGTTCCTCTTGAGGTAACCGGCCTTGAAGATGGCGTACGACCGGCTCAGGGGCAGCGCCTTGTTCCCATCGGCATCCAGTCCCTGGGCGATGCGCGCCTTAATGGTCGAGACCATGACTTCACCGATCTTGGTGAGCGCCCCATTGTCGAGATTCGGCCCGCGCAGGCGCACCGACCGTTTGACCGAAATTTTGACCTTAGCCATCTTTATGGAGCGTGAGCTGGTAAACGCCGGTGAGCGTCTGGTCCACCCGCACGACGATGTACAGGTCATCGCCGACCTGCACTGTGTCGGAGGTTGTCGGAGGGACGGAAAGGTCACTCGGCAGAACTTCCAGCCGCATGACCCGACCCGGCGTCTCGTCCTCCGTTTCCGCCCCCTCCATCTCGATCGGCCGAATCGGCCAGGCGGAGTTATCGACCGTCGAGCAGTAGATCACCTCATCCCGTCCGAAGACCCGATGAAGCAGCGGATTCATCCGCCGCAGCCGATCGGCCCACGACACGTTACAGGCCCGTCCGCACGACGGCGTATTCGAGCACGACCCGGAGCGGCGAGCCCGTGCCGCCAAACTCTCCGTCGCCGTTGTTGTGCAGCACAAGCGCCGCACTCCCGCCAATCGCCGCGTCATTGGCCGGAACAATCGGCCGGATCTGGTCGGCCGTCTGGTCGAGGAATCCGGTGGTCTCGATCACCGCCGATGCCGCCGCGCCGGCGCCATTCGTATAGCGGACGACCAGATTGTCCGCAGTCTCCGTGAACACGGCGGCGTAATCGTAAATGACCGTGCCGCCGATCACCTGCAGCGCGAGACCTGCGCCGGGAGCCGGGACGCGCGTCTGCGGTGTAGCGCGGAGCGCTTTCACTTGCGCCGGCGTTAGACTGATCTGCGCACAGCGAATCTCCGCCGCCCCCAGGTTGGCACCCGGGATCGCCAGTGAGCGTTTCATTTTCTCGTTACCCACGCTTTTTCTCCTTCTTCGGGTTGGGAGTCGGCACCGACGCCGGCTCAGAAGCAGCCACGATCCACCGGGAACTGTAGAGTTGCCGCAAACGTCGCGCTGAGACCGCCTCTTTCGGGAAGCGGTCTCCTTGGACGAACGATCTTCCAGCGATCGTCAGCGCCTTGCGCACGACAAACTGACCTTCGGGATCAAATTTCGCCGCAGTCAGCATGTATCCCTCCTTACGCGACGATGCTGTTCCAGAAGAAGCCTAGATCCGCCGCCACGCGCTTCTGGTCATAGGCCGCCTCGATCTCGATGCGGTCGGACTTGATGTGGTCCAGCCGGAACCGGCTGATGGCAATCGGGGACGTGCCGCCCAAGTAGCCACGCCAAGCGAAGCTGTACCCCGCCGCGGGCGTCAGCGGCCCGGGCGTGGGGGGCGTGTAAGTAAGCAGCGCCTTCTTGCCGCCGATAAATGAATGCGCAGCCGTCTGTCCTTCGCCCGCCGTGTTCTGGATCGATTGCATGACCAGAATCTCATCCAGTTCGAGCAGCGACGCGACCGCCTGTTTGGTGACGATGGCCGGGCGATCATTCGAAGCACTGTGCTTGATCCGGTCCACAATGTCGGGATGGTCGACCAGTACGTCCCACACCTCGGCGCCGATGGTCAGCTTGTTGGGAAGAAAACCCGTCATCTGCTGGACCGAGCGTTTCGCCAAACGGATGTTCTCGATCGGCGTCGACTGCGGATCGTTCCACTGCAGCGCCTGTCCGGCGCCGGGCGCCGCCACGACACCCGTGATGTCGGTCGTCCACACACCAGCCCGGAAAAAGTCGGTGGCCCAATTGATTTCGCGGCTCAGAAGCGCCTGTTGCGATAAGAACAGGGTTGCTTCCGCGTCGACCTGGAAGATCGAATCGGCATTGGCTCGCACCTGGTCGTCGATGTCTTTGTGCAGTCCATAGACGTCGCAGATGTAGGGGGAATTCGAGACCGAGTAGATGCTGCCCGCCGACTCGGTCGACGGCGCGCGCTTGCGCATCTGATTGCGGTTCCAGTCGCCGCGCGCATACTCGTAGTAGAGGTCGCTCTGCTTATCGACCGGGATGACGGGGAATACCCGGTCGGCGACGAAACCGTCCAGCGACTGCATAAAGGCAATCGAGAGGTTCGTGAGCGGCCGGTTGACGTGAAGCTGAGAGGGAGTAGGTTTCATGGGTCTCCTGGGTAGTTCGGTGAAAGAGGTTCGTTAGACCGCCGGGGCTCGGCCGCTGAGTTTCAAGAGCACGGGAATCAAGGCGCCGGTGGTTCCGGTGGCAAGCGCACGGCCGGCAATCTCGGCGCCGGTTGTCGCCGCGATAGCGCGTCCAGAGGCGTCACTTGCGACGAGCGCACCCCGGCTGACCACTCCGCCGCAGACGACGCGGGACACGCCGGCGATGGCCACTGCGGCGGCAACCCCGGCCGCGGTGGGATCATTCTGCAGAACGCCGTCGGCCAACGCGCCCGCGCCTGTCGGGTCGACCTGGCCGTCGCCGGCGATCGAAACAAAGCAAAACTGAAAGGCCGATAGGTCCTGGCCGGCCTCGACCGTCACACAACTGAGCAATTCTTCGTACATGGGGTCCTTTTTCTGTTCGTCTTAGGAGAGCGTCTGCGTCTGGGCCGGATTGGCGGCCAGATACTGGTCGTAGACAGCCGGATTGGACATCAACTGTTCGGCGTAGTGCTGCTGCCAATTGCGGCCGGTTTGGGCGGCCATCTCGCGGGCACTGCGCTCCATTTGCTCGGTGTGATTTAAGGCCGCAGGAAGGACGACAGAGCTCAATCCCTTCGGAGCCGTGCTGGTGCGTCGGGCCAGCAGTTCCTGCCGAACCTCGGCGGTGGTGAGGCTGCGCGATCGCAGTTCTCGCGCCGTCGCGAGGTCGAAGCCGGCGAGTTCGCAGAGCTCCATGACCTCCTCGGCGCTGGCCGGCGGAGGCGTCGAAACGCCAGGAGACGGGGGAACCGGCTGCGACAAGGGCGGAGTAATGGGCATCGCGGCCGGCGGAGGGGGAATCACCGGGGCGGCGGGGACGGCCGGCGTAGCGGCCTGCAGGGTCTCGGTATCGTTCATATCGTTTTCCTCGAGTTCATCTGGGTCTTCCGGATCGGGGGGATCTGGAGTGGGGATGGCAATAGGTAAATCGGCCTCCGCAATCGGAGGCCTGGTTCTGGGAATGTGCGGTACGGACGGCATGTTTTTGACTCGTGCCGTCATCTGCTCGACAACTCCGTCAAAAGGGAGCACTGCGTCGGCAAGTCCGGCACCAACACCTCTTTCACCGAAATAAAGCCGGGCTTCGGTTGCGCGAACGGCCTCAATCGGCATGCCGCGGTTCCGGGCGACGGTTTCGACAAATAGTCCGTAGAGGCGGTCGATTTCGGCCTGCAGTTGGCTCCGCGCGCCCTCTGAAAGTGGCTCGTGCGCGTTGAAATCTTTCTTGTGAGCGCCGGCCGTCAGCATGGTGTACTTCAAACCGGCTTTCTCGTCCCACCCGCTGGCATCGACATGAGTCGCTACAACGCCGATGCTACCGACGCCTCCGGTCCGTGAGACGAAGACCCTGTCGGCGGCCGAGGCAATCATGTAGGCCGCCGAGAATGCCGAATCGTCCACTACGGCCCAGAACGGTTTGGTTCCGCGCATTGCAAAGATAGCGTCTGCCAGATCGAAACAGCCGGCGCACTCTCCGCCATTGGAATCGACGCGCAGCAAGACCCCGCGGACTTGCGGACTCGCCATCGCGGCATCGAGTTCTTTTCGAATTTGCGCGTAGCTCGTCAGTCCGCAGTAAGCATCAAGCCAGGACGACCGGTTGACCAGCGAACCAGCAACGTCAATAACGGCGATGCCATCCGGCGTCACCGAGAACGAGTCCTGCTCACTGCCTGCCAAGTCACTGGCGAGTTCCGGCACGGCGACTGGATAGCCGTCAACGACGAAGCGGCCGCCAGCAGCGGAGAGAATCACCTCGAGCTTCTCTGGTTGAATCAGTAGCGGGGTGCCAAAGACCCGTGTTGCCAGACGTGCCAGCGGATGTGCCACCTTCGGTGGCGTGGTTTCCTTCATGAAATGCTCCTGAAGCAGTTACGGCGGCCAACTTTCAGCCGATAGATCGGTAGTGGCGCAGTTGTTTACGTTTCTTCGCTCAAAGGGGTGCGCAGGGCGGCCATGCCCGCGTGACCCGCTGGCGCCGGCGGCGGGTCGCCATATTGAAGGCCCATGCGCCGCACTCGTTCCTGGTCCTGGGCGTTTTCGCGGTCAATCTGCTCCACGTCCTCACCGCTTTCGTTGACCACTGTGGATCTTGATGTCAGTCCGAATTTCATCTGCTGAATGGCCGCATTGGCGTCCTTCAACGGGTCCACCCACGCCCAGCCCGGCGTCACCCACTTCACCTCGTGATACGCTACGCGATCTCGCAGGTAATTCGGCAGCTTCAGTTCTCCGGCGAACACGGCCCACCGCATCCATTCGTTGAAGATCGGGCGGCAGAACTGATATACAAACGTCTGGTGCTGGCGCTGTTCACAGCGTCGGCGGAACTCAAGAAGCCCGTCGCGGATCGAAGAGTAGTTGACGCCCGTGAGATCACCCGTCAGTTGCTCGTAGGTCACCCCGCATCCGGCCGCGATGGCCCGCAACTGCTGTTGCATGTATTTCTCATACATCCCGCCCACATCGGCGGCTTCGTGAATGTCGACGGTCTCACCCGGCGCCAGATCCACCAGCGTTCCGGGCTCAATCTGAGCAACCGCA